TGTAGCGCGTTCTTCAACTTCTGACATAAATTGCTCCAAAAAGCGTTTCAGCAAAACAATAACACCAAATTACGCAACAATCAAACAATCGGTTCTGGATCATCTTGACCCTTGGTTGCTTCATTTGCACCAAACGGGAAGAATGCCAATTCAAGGCCGAAAGCGTCCGCCATTTCCTTGTCACGCTGCCACTGGCTGAATGTCTCTTCAACATCACGGCCATACTGACCAGCGACATCCTGCATCGACATGACGCCATTGTGCATAGCTGTAACGGCTGCGTTAATTTCCTTCTGTGGATCGACCCACTGCCAACCACGGGGACGGAAACTTGACGCAGACGAAAACTTGTCAAAGCGCGATGCTGGAATTGGAATAAATCCGAACTCCATAACGTGCATGAGCCAAGTGTTGTACGCAGGAATGACGAAATGCTCCATCAGGAACTGCTGCATCATCTTGTAGCTATCGCGTTCTTCTAATGCACCCTGACGGATAGAACTGTACGATGTGCCTTCCAGATCGTTCGACAGTGCAGCGTAAGATACGCCAAGACCAGAGGCTATCCCGCGAATGATGCCCTTCTGGAAATCAGAAAAGGCAGTGGCTGGATGCGAAGGGTCAAATGCCGAGAACTTTACGCCATCAGGCAACTGGTGGAATGTGCCTGGTTCCGCATCAATGATTGGAACAGTGTTGTCGTAATCGTCCGCTGGTGCGTCTTCGCCCGTCTCTGACGTAAAGAAGCCCATCTTGGACGCGGCCATGCGCGATGCAACCAATTCAGCCTCACGGTGAGCGTTCAGCATCTTCAACTGGCTCATAGCAGGAGCCAACCAAGGTTCGCCGCGTGTCTGACCAGCGCGAAGCGGATCGTAAACGTGGATGATGTTCTTGGCATCAATACGATTGGATGAATTAATGGAAATAGACGAAAATTCAGAATCGCCAGGGTGACGCTTCTTTACCCAATAGGCGACAGGGCGCTGGAACTCATCGACCTCAACGCCCATGCGGATTTCGCGTCCGTTACGCAGCTTCTCGTTCTTCTGCTCATCAATCTGGTCAGATTCGATAGGGTGGAATGCAATACCATGAATAAACACACGGTTTTTCACGACCTGAATAAGCGCCTCGCCATCACGCGCAGTCGCTTCTATCACATATTTTTGAAGGTCAATCCAGCTTAGGCGACCATCTGCCGTGCAGTTGCCTTTAAGAGCAAACTGGGAAAAGCTGTCTTCAATGATTTGGTTGCCAATTGAATCCAACGATCCGTTCGTGTTTCGCGCCTTGACTTGCAGGGTCATACCCTTGTCACCGACCACGTTGGTCTTCAGCAAATTCATAAAACGCTTAACGTAGACATCATTACGCGCCAGTTCACGCGAACGGTTGCGCATCAGGACAAGGTCAGGGCGCAGTTCACTGTCTGGGCTACGGCTCGACGCCATAAAGTCGGCAAATAGGCGACCAGTGTTGGCAGCGTGATAGTTACGCTTCGCTACCTTGTTCTGTACCTTTGGGGGCAAGCCCAGTGCTTCACGCCACAAACTCATAGGAAACGCACCTTCATCGTGGTCTTGGTTGGCTTTCCAAGAGCAATGGCGTTATCGCGCCGCTGCTTTAAAACTTCCTTGCGGTAATAATCACGCCACTGCAATAGGTCCACAATGGACATCTTGGCAATAGAGCGGCCCTGAATAGAGTAAGAAGAGACATCTTTGTCGGCGCGGCCCTGTAGCAAGGACTCAATCTTGTCCAACATGATTTCAGCATGGGTGCGAGGATCAGCGCCACTATTGTCAAGGTCTTGGATGGCTTGGAACTCGCCACGCTCGACAACAATCCGGTTGCCGCTTGATGTCTGCACAATTTCAAGCTGCCAATGATAGAAGCCAGCTACAAAAGCAGCGGATGTCGCGCTATCAACGGTGAAAAGATAATATCCTGTACGCTCAACGGCTGGTATTTGGATTTCATTTGTGCCGCCAGCAGTGATCCGCGCAACATAGTTAGCCGAGTAAAGTGCGGGTGGATATGTCTCAGCAAGAGAAGATTTCTTCCACTGAATAAAATCGCCAACAACGATCTTCAGCGGTTCGCCCTCTGGTGCTTCATTCTCGTCAAAAAGATTAGCCATTATCCCTCAGCGCCAGTTGTTAGCGAAACCACCTCTACGAGCAGCCTTTTTGCCAGCCGTTAATGGATGGGGTTTATCAGCTTCTTCGACATTTGGCAATTTATGCTTTTCCATGTTAGCATAAAACTTACGGGCCACGCTATCCATATTTACATTTAGGATAGTAAGCGCCGCAATTGCGTACACTCGAACGTCCAAAGCCTCGTTTCGTGTCCGTGTTTTGACCCAGACCCGTGACGGAAAACCCTTGTGATAGCGGATCATCTGCTTTTCAGCAGTTAGCTGCTTAAAATACTCATCATCCCGCTTGGCAGGGAAGTGACAATAACCTGGGCCAGCCTCATCCATCTTCAGGCGCGAGTAATGAACCTCTTTTGCCGTATCAACGCCAATGGGATACAGCGGAACCCTGCCGATGTTGTTCTTCGACGGACGCCCGACAATCGGTTTGCCTTCGCCGCCGACACCCTTGATAGCGAACACCCTGTGTCCAGCGCGTGTCTTGGCATAGTTGTAAACAGCCCGTGTGTGGTGTCCGCCAGTATCGATACAGGTTGCGCGGACCAGCATTGGCTCACCACAGGGATGCTCATAGGTCGCCAGCAAGACCTCATCGACCTTGTGCCAAAGCTGGGTAGTGGACGGATCGCCATAAATCACATGGTAATCGATCTGCCAGCTTTCTTCGCCAGCGCCCCAGCCCACAATCTCGACTTCGACGCGGTCATCCTGAACGTCGGCTCCAGCCGTCAGCAGCACAACCTCATCAGGGATGCCTTCGTAATCTTCCTTGCGCTGCGCCACAGCATAATCATCGACACCCTCGCCAGCATCTTCCCATGTCTCACCAAGGAAGGTGTTTACAAAGGTTTTGAGCCGCATTGGGTTTTTTCGCGCCGCCAAAAACTCTTCGATTGCGTCGGAAAGCACAGACCAAGGCGAGTAAAGTGCGTTCAGATGGAATCCTGCCACGCCATTAAACGGCGCAAAGGCCACCCATTCACCATTGCGAACAGCCCTGTGCCGATCCGTATCAGACCAGACCGACCCACATTCGGCGCAGTGATAAGCCCCAGTGCTGGGATTATCGTCAGTCCAAGTCACGTTCGACCACGCCAAGACCTGTTTGTGGCCGCACTCATGGCACGGAACCATGAACTTGCGCTGGTCGCTTTCCGTATAAGCTGACTCTATCCGGCTTCCGCCTTTGTTAGTCGGCGTCGATACTAGAATGATCTTCCTGTTCCAGAATGTTGCTGCTCTTCGTTTGGCAAGAGAGATAGGATCGCCTTCCTCACCAGCAGAAGGAGGGTATCGATCAACTTCATCGCAAAGAACAACACGAATCGGACGAGAAGCAAGGGAACTAGGAGAATTAGCGCCAACAAGAGAAAGAGCGCCACCGGGAAAAACTTTATGAAGCGTAGTGTTGTTTGCATCTTTAGCCTTACTGTCTTTGACCTTGTCCCGAAGGCAAGGGGTTGAGCGTAACAGACCCGCTGTCACACGGTCCTTGGAAAACGACTGCGCCATATCCACGGTTGGCTGCATCATCAGGATTGGCGCTGGATCGTGGGCCATGTGGTAGCCAATGGTGTTCAGCAGCATCTCAGACTTGCCAAGCTGCGCACCGCACATCACCACAACCTCTTTGACCAGCGGGTCAGAGCAAGCGTCCATGATGCCACGCTGGTATTCAGCCCTTGATGTCACCCAACGGCCTGGTTCCGAACTGCTCTGCGAGTCCAATCGCCGTTCATGGTCAGCCCACTGCGCTACACTCATGCGCGGTGGTGGCGTCATCTGCTTCATGGCCTTCGCCATTTGCTCCAGTGCTGCTTCTCTGGTGGCTTGTTCGATCATACGATTATCGTCCGGCCCTTCTTAGGGCGTCCGACCTTGCGTTTGGGCTGTTCGACTACCGCAGTTTCGGCTGGAGCCTCTTCTGACACCGATCCAGTGCGGACAGGATCAATGCTGGGCTGGTAGTTTGACAATTCCGCCAGTGCTTCGCGGATTGCATTCTCCAAATGGTCCTTCGCCACAACAACATCTGTTTCCGTGGCTAAAATTGGAGCGACTTTTGTAGGCAGGGCCAAGAACTTGGCTTTACAGGCGTGAAGGACGCTTTCCCAAGCTGCCACCACATCGTTGGTCATGCACAAAGTGCCGCGAATCTTGGCAAGTTCCAGTTCCGCAATTTCGGCTTCGGCATTTACCTTGCGTGTACGCGCTTCGTCATACGACGATCCGATTATAACCCCACCAGTGGTAGGTTTACGCTGATATGATGACACAATGGTTCCTAAATTGACCTGAAAATATCATTTTAATTTCCGTTTGAAACGGGACTTACGGATACAGTTTGGCATTGTGACATCATGGCAACAGCCTGTCCAGCCCCAATCTACGCAACAATGTTTCAAGAATAGGTTTGGAAATTGCTGTCTCTGCAAATTCTTCGGGCTCCTAATCACC